GGAAGCGTAGTTGGCCCGACCGCAAGAACCGAAGGTGTCCAGATTGTAGGAGAATGATTACCTATACACGGAAAGACACCTTTGACCGTGCAATAGGGATCAATTCTGTATGTAAGTCTTGTGCACAGGCAGATAGAAAACTCACGATGGAAACAATTGAAAAAATGAAACAACCTAAGGCAACAGAACATAAGAAAAATATTTCACAGGGGATGACTCTGTATTGGGAAGAAAGAAAACAACAAGAATCATTAAAGTATAAGGAATTTGAATGGCTCAACTCAAATTAAAACAATTAGATAGTGTCCTAACAGGATCACTGCAAGTTTCTGGTAGCTCAGGTGTTACTGGTTCTTTAGGAGTATCACAAACTGGATCATTCGGATATTTGAGTGTAAGTGGTAATTCAAGTTTAACAGGTGATTTAACACTTGGTGGGAATATAACAATTGGTGATGCTGATAGTGATTCAATAAATATTAATGCAGATATTACTTCTAATCTTATACCGAACGCAAATATTACTTATGATTTAGGAAGTACTGCTAAGCGATGGAATGATTTATATACAGAACGTGCATTAATTGGTCAAACAGGAACTTTACATATAAGTTCATCTCTTACTGTACTGATGGATGGTAAAGCGGGAATGTTATTACCTTCTGCATCGTCTGATCCAACAGTATCAGGTACAAGTGAAAAGGGAATGACATATTTTAACTTAACTGATAATTTAATGAAAGTTTATAGTGGTACTGATTGGGTACCAGTTGGTTCTACTGAAACAAAAGATAATATACTTTCTATAGTAGCAGATTCAGATGGAAATAACGCCAGTTCAGCTATTAAAATGAGAATAGATGGAACGGCAGATGCACAAAATAAATTAATTTTACAATCTACTAACCTACATGAAATGACTGGTAGTATAAATATATCTGGTTCAATTACTGCAACAAGTGCACCTAATGGTACAACAACTATAACTGCTAACAATATAACAAACGGTTATCCGACTTCCAATGATTGGCAAGAAGGTTTAGAAGGTAGTTATTTTAATAATTTCGATAATACATCTCATGTAAGTGAAATTTTAAGATTTGTGGCGGGGATAATTAGTCATTCAATAGACACATCATCTCCAACTGCTAATACTAATTATTGGAATACACTTTCTACATCACATACAGAAGGTTCAACTACAAGTAAAGGTTCATTATTAGATGGAGTGTTAGGTTCAACTTATGAAAACGCAAAATTATCATGTCATTGGACTTCATCAGCATTTATAGATATGAGTACTACATCTTCTTATAAAGAGTTACAAGATTATTTGACATTAAAGGGTTGGGTACAGGCAAGTGATTTAGGTACTTTCGGAAATGATACAGGAACAAATCCATTTAATGGAAGTTATGCATCAAGACTTCCATCAACAATACAGACACAGGCAACACACGGAACAAATTCACATACAGTTACTGCAAACGCATCCGCTGGAAGTTCAATTTATAGTACTTCTACTTATATGGGAATGGGACCATTATCAAGTGGGGCCGCACAATCTATGTATGTAAGAGTATTAGCATCACAATCATTTAGTGATAATTATTCAGATGCTACACCAGATGAAAATTCAACTTATACAACTCAATCTTTAACAGATTATTCTCAAACAGATTTCGGAACTTCTAATGGATTAGTATTGGCAAAAATTGCATCTGCTAATCCTGCAGTTATACCTGCAGCATATCAAGATGGAGATTTTAATAGTGTAGCGGGATCGATTAGTGGTAGAAAATATACTGGTGGAGCTACAAGTGCAACGAGTATCTCTGCAAGTGGATATTATGCAACACATGATATTAAAGTAGGATTGAAGTCAGGTTCTCAATCAGATTATGTGTTTAAGAATGGAAGTGATTCGAATACAAGATTTTATTTATATGCAGGTAGTTTACCAAGTGATATTACAAATAGTCAACCAACTGCAGTAGTAACAAGTAATGCACAAATAACTGCATACGCTGCCACATCAAGAAGTTTAAGTGGGGCACCTTATTTATTGACAAATACATATACTGTTACATTTGATTCAGAAGTTAGTAAATCATTTGATCCTTGTTATGGATATGGTACTTCGGTGTTGGTTAATAGTAATACAACTGATACTTGGGAAAACATTGGTTCAACAACTTTATCAAATACAACTTGTACGGTGAATAATAGTGGAGTTTCATCAACAGGAGTAAATACATATGTAATTGATAGTACTAAAACTACAAAGAGAGGTTCGAGTGCTACACCACATCTTTCTGATATAGCAGTTGTGAGTTCTTCTCTCTCTTTTACATTAGATAGTAATACTGAAAATGTAGGACAAAATAGAACAGCCAATAATACTTTAAATTATTCATTAGTATTTAGAGCAAGAGGTAGAAATTGGAAAAATACATCAGTAGATTCTACTTCAGCCACATTTTATTTATGGGATGAGTCAAGATTTGGACAAGTAGCAGCAAGTGGAAGTATGGCAGTTTATAGTAGAGCACAAGGATATGATACAAATACTTTACAAGATTTAACTGAAACATTTACAGGCGAAGATTTTAGAATAGTATTGGCAGATAATGTACAGGCATTTAATGGAGCATATTTTACAACTGATACATTTCAAACTAATGATGAAGGTGATAGTACAATAGGACAAAATGATTTACAAGTAAAACCAGGATATTTAGTAGACCCAACTGGTAGTTATGGATATTGGTTTACAAGTGACAGTTTAACAGCAAGTAGTGCAGGATACAGATATTACATACGAAGATTCCAAACACCTGGAAGTACATATTCAAGTATGACTCTTGATGTTGGTAAGACATTGGTTAATTGGACAGCAACAACTTCAGATAGTGTAGCAGCAGCCATATTATTTGAGAGTTCTGGTAATGGAAGTGGTAATAATAGTTCTTTGGGTGTAGCAAGAATATATGATCCAACAAAATTAACAAGTAACTTAATTGAAGCAGATATGGCAGCAGATAATTTTAAAAATCCATTTTCCACAGCAATTAGTTTGTATGGAAATAGTGGTGGAAGTTTGAGTAGCACTGAATATACAATACCAATAAGAAATGCAGATGGAATGTATTTAGATAGTAGTGATAATGAACTCTATGTGATAATTAGATATAAGGGTGATCCATCTCCTGTAACATCAATAACATTGAGTTATAGTTAGGAATAAAATATGGCAACTTTAGATAAAGAAAAAAAATCAAGTCGATTATTAGCGTCAAGACGATATACTCACGAAACTCTTACTGCCGCCCAAGAAGCGTTTACAGATGTATTAGATTTAGGTGCATCCGAGATTTATACTCAGGCCAATTCAATTCCGTCAAGTGGATTACCTTATAGTGGAAGTTCCCAACAGGCCAATACATATACTAACCAGAAAGGTGATAGTATAATGAAATATTGGTATAGACAAAAATTGACAAAATCAAATACTAATAATGAAGTTTGGTTTTTCTTAAACCCAACAGGTAGTGATAGTGGAATTGGTGCACAGTTGATTGATTCTAATCAACAAACAAGTTTTATATCACCAAAGTATTCAATAGCTGGATTGGCAACTTCTACAACAGAAGATACTACACCAGGATATTTAGCAACTTTACTTAAATCAACATCACTCAATTCAGGCTCTTTATCTGGTGATGATGTAGTTTCAACTAATAATTATACTTTTGATTACAAAACTGGAGTAGTACAATTTACTGATTCATCGGTAGATCCAACTAATAGTGATTATCTTTATATGACAGTTTATCAATATGTTGGAACTACATTAGCAACAGGACTTGAATTAACTGGTAATGTTAGTAGTTCTCTAACCTCAACCGGTTCGTTTGGTAGAATTGAAGTTAGTGCTAATACTTTATCAATTGGTGGAACGGAGATTAATAAAAGTGTAGCAGATAATATTACAACATTAGATACACCACTAAGTAGTACGTCTGTACCAACATTTGCAGGATTAACCATAGATGGTAATATAAGTGCAAGTGGTGATGTAATAGCACAAAATTATATTGTAAAATCAAGTGTTACAGAAGTAACAACATCATTTAGTAGTGGTTCAACAATTTTCGGTGATACTTCTGATGACATTCATCAATTTACTGGAAGTGTAAAATTTGATAGTACTTTGTTTGATATTTATGATGCAAGTGATGAATTGATGTTTAAAATACAAAATAAAGTAGCAATATTAGGAACAATAACAGGGGCAGCACCATCGGCAATAGCAGGTGGTATTTATTATTCGGGATCGGATGCTTGGTATCTCGGATATGATGTGGCACCAACATAAAATTAACAATAATTTAGAATGTATATATTTATAAGTAACATTCTGTAAATAGGAGAATAGTAATGGCACAGTGGAGAAAAGTAGTAGTATCGGGAAGTAACGCGGTACTTAATGAAATATCAGCAAGTGGAGATATTGTTCCTATTTCTGATGCCGGATCAAGTTTGGGTTCGACTACAAGAGAATGGAATAATTTATATATAGATGGTACTGCCAATCTTGATACAGTATCAGCTGGTGATATAACAGGTACGACTATTGACGCAACAACTGATTTCACGATTGGTGGAACTGTTATTACTGATAACACAATCACAGATGATGGAACTCTTGTAATTGCTTCTACAACTGCCACATCTTTTAGTGATGGTAACATAACAAATGTTGGTGATATAAATGTTGATAGTTTAAGTGTAGATGATGCCGCTGTTGGTTTAGATATTCAATTTGGAGGTAATACTACATTAAATAAGATTACATTAACTGATAATATTGCGGACGCCTTGAATATTAACGAGGGTGGAAATTCTTATATAAAGTTCATTACTACTAATAGTTCAGAACAGATTGTTGTTGGTAAGAATAGTACTTTTAATGGAACAACTATTGCAGATTTAGGTACGGTAACTACAGCCACATCAATTACTGCTACAGATTTAATTGGTACTAACGTTGATGGTATACTTGGTGCTGACACAGCTCGTGCAATTACAGGTACAACAATAGATGCAACAACTGATTTTACAATAGATGGATTAGTAATAACTGCAGATACAATAACTAATGATGCAGCTTTAAGTATAGTAGCATCGGCTGGTGATATTACACTTGATCCTGCTGGAAATAATGTTTTACCAGGTGGAGATAGTGCAGATAGTTTGGGGGCAAGTGGAACTGCATGGGCTAAGTTATGGGTAGATGATATTGATTTAGCTGGTCAAGGTAGTATTTCAATGGGTGGAACAGCGGGAAGAATAGATTTAGACGCCGATGATGATACTTCAATTAGGTCAGCAGCAGATGATGTAATTACATTTGAAGCGGGTGCAGTTGATATTTCACAAATAACTTCAACAATGGCAATATCTGGATCTGCAACATCAACTGGTTCATTTGGTCATGTCTATGTTCAACAAGATTTAACTGTAGGTGGTGATATAATATTAGGAGATGCAAATACTGATTCTGTTACTTTTGGAGCAGATATTAGTTCTGATCTTCTTCCAGATGCAGATGATACATATGATTTAGGTTCAGCCACACAGGCCTGGCAAGATTTATTTTTAGAAGGTGATATAACTTTTTCAGACGCCGGAACAGTTGCAACAACTGCAGGTAATTTAACTGTAGATAGTTTAGCAGCTACTTTGGTATTAGATGGACATACAGGAGTAGATATAGACGCATCAAGCAGTGGTAAAGTTTCTATTGATGGTGCGGGTGGTATTGATATTGGTGTTGCAGCAGATGTAGCCTTCGATATTAATACGGCAGCTTTAGATATTGATTCAAGTGGAGCAATTACGATTGATGGTACTGGTACAGTTTCTATTGATGGTGCTGATGATATGAATTTTACAATTACATCGGGCACTGGTGGAGAAGATTTAACTATTCAACAGATAGGTGGAAATGATTCATCTATTATAATCACAGCAGCAGGAACAGGAACAGATGCCGTTAGCATTGATGCTACAGCGGGAGATATGTTAATTGCTCCAAGTTTAATAAATGGTAAGACTTTAACAATAGGACCTGCTTCGGCTACTCAAATGGTATTCACACCACACGGTACAGCGGGTAGTGAAAAAATATCATTAATTAATACAGCGGGTACTGCCGATGATGCAATTAAAATAGATGCAGTAGCGGGTGGTCTTACATTAGCAGCAGGTAATGATTCACTTCATATTGATGCTGATGGTACAGACGCAGATGCATTAAATATTGATTCTGCAGGTGGTATTGATATAGATGCAGCAGCAGCCGTAGACATTCTGGCCGCTTCAACTTTAACTGCCAAAGGGGCAACTGCAGCAACATTTGGTGATGATACAGGAACTTGGGAATTTGATGGTAGTGGAGCAGTTTCCGAAACAGGAATGACTACATTTAGTCTAACACCATCCAGTACAATGGATATAGACGCGGGTGGGGCAGTTACTATTGATGGTACTTCTGTTACGATAGGTGCCGATGATAGTGGAGTAGCAATTTCTATTGGTCATTCAACATCAGAAACTACGGTTAATGATAATCTTACAATTACGGGAGATTTAACTGTAAATGGAGATCAGACTATAGTTTCTACAACTAACTTAGCCGTTGCAGATAAATTCGCTACGTTTGGGAGTGGTTCAATATCAGCCGCACAAGATGGTGGTATTATTATTCAGAACGCAGCAACATCTGGGTATGGATTAGGATATGATACTGGAACAAGTAGATGGGTACTTGATAATAATTTAGCAGTAGCGGCTACAAATATTGTTCCAGACGCATATGTAGGAACGGTAGAATTGGGAACTACACACGGTGATTCACAAGGTGTTCCTACTTATGGTAGTGGAGTTGGATCAATTTATGTAGATACGGATGATGCTGAAATTTGGATTTACGCATAATAATTAAATAAGAGGTTTCAAAATGGCAATTAATGTTAAAGGTAGAGTTAAAGTTCTTGACGGAAAAGCATATCGTCATCCATTGACAATATCTGAATTAGAATTTGTAATGAATTTAATAGCAAATGGTAGTCATAAAATAGAGGACATGCCAAGAATATTAGAAGTAACTAAAAGACTTCAAGATGAGTATAAGTTACTTAGAAAACATATAGAAGAATAACTAATGTTGGCCCATCTCTATGGTAGATGATGGGAAGTGGGCTTTGAGAGAAGTAACCAACCGCGATAGGAGATAAATTAAATGCCAAATTGGAAACGAGTCATAGTATCGGGCAGTTCAGCCCATTTAAATCATGTAACAGCAAGCGGTCACATAAGTGGCTCATCAACTTCAACTGGTTCGTTTGGTAGAGTTAATGCTTCAAGAGTTTACAATGTTAACAGAATAGAGGATGATGGTGGTGAACTCACAATCAGGTCTGATGATTTAAAAACTGTTGGTGACGGAATTACAATACAGAATTCAGGTGGCTCAGATATGATTGCAATTGCTCTTGATGGAAGTGTTGCAGAAATCAGTAGTCCTATAGTGTTTAATAATCCATTATCGTTTGCTAGTAATTTGGGTGCAAAAATAAGTGGCTCATCAATTTCAACTGGTTCGTTTGGACACTTAGTAATCGCAAAAGATGCACATATAGGTGAAGATGTATTAGCAGATGGTGATGTTGTAGCATATAATTCATCTGATATAAGACTTAAAGATAATGTAGAAGTTATAAAAGGTTCATTAGATAAAATAGAAGGTATTCGTGGTGTAGAATTTGATTGGAATGAAAAATCACCTGGTTGGGCAAAAGAAAGAGGACACGATGTTGGGGTAATAGCCCAAGAAGTTCAAAAAGTCGTTCCTGAAATAGTAGTAGAGAGAAAAAATGGTTATTTAGGAGTAGATTACAAGAGAATCGTTCCGTTATTAATAGAATCAGTAAAAGAATTAAGACAGGAAGTAAATGATCTAAAGAAAAAAGTGAGTTAGAGATATTTACTTGATATTTATAATATAGTTATACACAATAATAATAAGGAGAAACAGTTATGGCCGTTACAGCAGAGTCCAATTTAGCTAAAAAACTAGACAAAACTCAGACTAAAATTACGTTTAGTGAGGAAGAATTACAATCACTTCGTAATTTACAGGCTGATTATTCAGAAAAGTCAGCACAATTTGGACAATTAAAAATACAGAAACTTTTAGTTCAACAACAATTAGATTCACTCGAAACATCTGAAGTTCAGATGGAAAGTGATTATAGTGCGTTACAAGCAAAAGAACAAGAAATTGTTAAAAATTTAAATGAGAAGTATGGTCCTGGAAATTTAGATCCAGCAACAGGAGTATTTACTCCGGCCCCAGTTCCTGATAAAATAACAGAAACTTCAGAAACAACTTAAATAATCTCCCATAAACCTATCGTTTGAGAAAGTTAGAGTATATTTATAGTAAATATTTATAGTCTAAAGTTGACTAAATTAGTTATTTAATTATAATAATAGGAAAGGAGAAAAACAATGGCAGAACGTATAGTTTCCCCTGGAGTTTTTACCAGGGAAAGAGACCTCTCATTTCTTCCTGCAGGAATTGCATCAATAGGAGCAGCAATAGTTGGACCAACACTTAAAGGTCCGGCTTTTGTACCAACTGCTATTAGTAATTTCTCAGAGTTTGAGGAAATGTTTGGATCTACGGATACGAGATTTTACACCCCGTATGCTGTAGAACAATATCTAAGAAGTGCAGGAACAGTTACGATTGTTCGTGTTCTTAATACTGGTGGATACACCGCCGATTCAATAGAACTTTATCTGAGTTCAAGTACACTAACCAAAAAGACATTAGCTGTATTATTACCATCTCGTGGTGGTTCAAGTGGAACTGCAGATTTAGAAGGTAGTACAGTTGGTGCAGGATCAGATTGGTTGTCAGGAACACTCACTTTAAGTGGTAGTAACTGGGGAGCTAAATCTTTAACGGTTCAAGGTGCTTACACATTCTCATTTGATACAGGAAGTGCTAATTATATTGATGATGTATTTAGTAGAGACGCACAAGTTCAGAAATCTGGAGCAAACGGTGTAGGAGCATATTTGTATAAGAATTTCAAATATGCACAAAGTAGCAATGCATATTCATCGGAGTCGTCTGGACCCATATCAGCAAGTCATGGGACTTTTACATCCCCAACAACATATAATAATGCATCTACTCCTTACATTCAATCACAAATGATTAATAGTGCACGATATAACTTATTTAAAGTTAATACTCGTTCTCATGGTTCAAATGTAAATAACAAATATAAGATTGTTATTTTGAGTGTTAAGAAAGCTGGTTCAATAGCTGGTAGTGATTTTGGTTCATTTTCATTACAAGTCAGACAGACTGGTATGGATGACAATGGTTTAACAACTGATAACATTTTAGAACAGTGGGACAATTTGAATTTTGATCCAAAGAGTACTAATTACTTTGCTCGTAGGGTTGGTGATAGATATGTAACAATCGATGCGAATGGTAAACTCACTTATAATGGTGATTGGAACAACCGTTCTAAACATATTTATCTAAGTGATTTTTCAGATATTGCAGATGGATCAGTTCCAAAAACATTATCTCCGATGGGACACGCAGCAATTAACAACCCATTTGGTAGTGATGATTCAACAATTCCATCATGGACATTTAAAACAAGTCAATCAAATGCACAGGGTGAATTTGACGCTAATGTTCCTTATGGTGTAGATTATGGTAATGTAGACGCTGAAGAGTATTTGGCACCCTACCCATCCACAGCCGGAGATGGTGCAAATACTACTATGAGTCTTGAGGATTATAATGGTAGTGCAGACGCTTCAACAACGGGTGATACTTTTTCAACACACAATGAAAAGATTACTCTCACACTTTCAAGTGTAAAACAGAGAAAGTTTGTTGTTCCATTTCAAGGTGGATTCGATGGTGATAACCCAGCAAATCCAAAATTGACAGGAGCAAGTATTACAGCAGCAAACACACAGGGATTTGATATCTCAAGTGCAACTGCTGCCGGAGCAGTCGCTTACAAAAAGGCTATCAACGCAATCAGTAATCCTGATGAATTTGATATCAATATGTTGGTAACACCTGGTATTATTCATGATTTACATCCAAAGATTACGAATCATGCAATAGCTAAGTGTGAAGAACGTGGAGATGCATTTTATGTATTTGATTGTGGTATCAAAGGTGGTTCAATAGCATCCGCAACAGCGGCGATAGCAGCACTTGATACGAACTACGCAGCAACCTATTATCCTTGGGTAAAGATTGTTGATAGAAACACGGCACTTCCAGTATGGGTTCCGCCATCAGTAGTACTACCTGGTACAATCGCGTACACAGATAAAGTAGCACACGAATGGTTTGCACCGGCTGGTTTGAATCGTGGTGGTTTAACAACTGTACTTGAAGCACAAACAAGATTGACTCACGAAGAAAGAGATACTCTTTATGAAGATAGAGTTAATCCAATCGCTTCATTCCCAGGTCAAGGTGTAGTAGTTTGGGGACAAAAGACCTTACAAGGTCGTCCATCAGCACTTGACAGAGTGAATGTTCGTAGATTGTTAATCAAGTTGAAGAAGTTTATTGCAAGTTCAAGTAGGTATTTAGTATTTGAACAGAATACATCGGCAACACGAAATCGTTTTATGAATATCGTGAATCCGTTCTTAGAATCAGTACAAGCAAATTCTGGACTTTCGGCATTTAAGGTAGTTATGGATGACTCCAATAACACACCTGATGTGATTGATAGAAATCAACTTGTTGGTCAGATATTTATCCAACCAACACGGACAGCTGAATTTATTGTATTGGACTTCGTAGTATTACCAACGGGAGCAACTTTCCCAGCGTAAGTTTAATCACATAGATTAATAAATGAAAAACCCCTCTTTTTTGAGGGGTTTTTTGTTGTTTGTTATATTTATATATGAAGTATAATGTAAAACTTCTATAAAACTATGAAAAACTATTGTGATGATTTTTTATAATTTTGATATTTATAGATGAGAAAAAAAATTATTGGAGATTAAAGATGCCAGAACTATTAGATCCGTCAGAAATAATGTTTACACCGTTTGAACCGAAAACGAAAAATCGGTACATCATGTATATTGAAGGTATACCAGCTTATCTTATTAAGACAGCTAATAGACCTACAATTGCTTTTGAAACTATTGAACTTGATCACATCAATGTAAAACGATATATGAAAGGAAAGGGATCATGGGAAGAACTTGAAATTACTCTTTATGACCCAGTTGTTCCTTCAGCCGCACAGGCAGTAATGGAGTGGGTAAGATTATCCCACGAGTCTGTTACAGGTCGTGATGGTTATTCAGATTTTTATAAAAAAGATGTAACGATTAATGTATTAGGACCAGTAGGTGATAAAGTTGAAGAGTGGACACTTAAAGGTACTTGGATTACCAACGCAACATTTGGTGATTTGGATTGGGCAAATGCAACAGACCCAGTTGATGTAACTTTGACACTTAGATACGATTACGCAATACTACAATTCTAATAAAATTTTAATAAAAAAAAGGAGTCAATTATGGCAGTCATAGCAGATAAAGCTTGGTGGAAGTCAAAAACCATTTGGACATCAGTGATAGCTGGTGCAGTTGGTGTTCTTCAAGCAGCAGGTGTTGTAGAAGCAGTACCTGAAGTAGTTTGGACAGTATTAGCATCTTTCGGACTTTATTCCGTTAGAGACGCGGTTGGGAAATCAAATCCCGAAGTAAAGTAAGTAATTTAAAGGCTGGGTATTTTAATCGATACCCAGCATTATAGTTTTATAAAATTGGTTATATTGTATAAAATACAATTAAAAATATGATACAGAGGAGATAAACATGGCAGAAAATAAACGCCAGTTTCCAACAGAGGTAGTTGATTTACCTTCTAAGGGATTACTTTATTCAAAAGACTCACCACTATCAAGTGGAACTATTGAATTAAAGTATATGACCGCTAAAGAAGAAGATATTTTAACTTCTCGTAATCTTATCCAAAAAGGAATTGTTTTGGATAAACTAATGGAAGCTGTTATTGTAGATGAAAAAGTATTACTTGATGATTTGTTGTTAGGTGATAAGAATGCAGTTATGATTGCAACGAGAGTACTTGGATATGGTAAAGATTATACTGTAACACTTACAGATCCATCTACAGGAGATAAACAAGAAGAAACTTTTGACTTAACTGAAATTACAGATAAGAAGATTGATTCAAAATTGTTTAAGGCTGGTAAGAATGAATTTGAATTTGAACTGCCAGCATCAAAAGTTAAAATTCTATTTCGTCTATTAACACATAAAGAAGAAAAAGAAATTGATGCTGAATTAAAAGCATTAAAGAAATTTGCAAAAGATAGTGGTATTACTTCAGAAATCACAACACGATTGAAAAAGGCGATTGTGTCGGTTGGTGGAGATACATCACTGCAACGAATTAATGAATTCGTAGATAATGAATTATTATCTCGTGATTCCCTTGCATTTAGGGAATATCTTAAAAAAATAACACCAGATGTTGATATGTCATTTACATTCACCAGTGAAGAGAGTGGTGAAGATACGACTATGGACATCCCATTAGACGTTGAGTTTTTTTGGCCTGCGGGCAGAAGATAAGCCTGCAATTCACTCACAAATCTTCTCCCTATGCTTCCACGGGAAAGGAGGATTTAATTTCACAGAAGTGTATAACATGCCAACCTATCTGCGCCGATTTTACATCCAATCAGCGTCA